CTATGGATATCGCACTAGAATACTATAAAGATATAAGATGCCACTTTATAGACCACGAAGCATTTTTCTTATACAAAGAAAAGTATATGGAGTACCTAGGGAGAATACTAGAGTTCCCTGTAACGAAAGAAGGCATCGACAATTTTGTAACTGTCGATGCCAACCATAAGTATGTTTATCCCATTAAAGACCATTGGTTAGATAATGAGATCCGAAAAGGTCGTAAACCTTTTAGACGACGGCTAAAGGAGTAGCAGTGTTCTGATTGCTGATCTCTAGGAGGTCTGCTCTCATCTTCTCTACTAAAGCAAGTACGTGTGACTGAAGTGCTTCGCTACCTTCTACAAGTTTAGAAAGTGAACGTCCACCTAAGTTTGAGTGGAATCCTTCGTCTTTAGCAATAGTTGCA